CATCTATATGTGCCTTCTTCCTCAGAGCCTCAGGTCTCTTTTGAGATATGGCATCATGATTTTCACCTTCCACTCGCTTAGATAGGAGGAACAAAACAATAGAATAATGAGAGGCATATATCTTGGGGTGTCTCTCAGCATATCCTAATCCCCAGGAGAGACTCGTGTCAGCCTGAGGCAGCCCAGGAGTTCTAGCAACTGCCATGTAGGCCTGGTTAGGACCTTCCCCTGGAAGATCCTCAGATTCCTCAAAGGTCAACATCAGACGGGTGTAGGCCCCCCTGAGTGCAAGCATCCTCTCCTGAGACATCACGGCCCTGAGAAATAGATTAGGAGGTAGCTTCCCTCCCAGTGAGGGAACCATGAAGACAGAATACATAGCTATATAGACCTTCCATGATGCAAGATCTGTAGTGGCGGATGTACCAGTGACCATCATAAACCATGCCATAGCAGCACGATCTAATTCTGTAGCTGAATCAGGCAACACAGGAATCACCAATCTACTGGTGAATGCCGTTGATGGGGCTGATCTCATAACCCGTTTAGTCGAGACAGTCTGAGCCTGGAATAAGGTTCCAAGATTAAGATCAGACATGGTAGGATATCAGAATAAAACTTCGATTCTGTTGACTAGTTGATTGATCAAGACTATCTGAACATTCAGAAATAAAAGCCAAAATTCTTATTTTCTTTAGTTCTCAAAGTGGACAAGGAATAATAAATGTGATGGGCTCTGGATATCTGGTTATGTTAGTTGGTCTCCCTAATAGATGGACAGAATACCTTTCAGACTTACTTCAGGAACCCGAGGATCAAGACTGATCAGGTAATGGATCGCTTCTTCCAGGAAGAGCCGCCAGCCACCACTCCATCCCCTCCTTGGTCCTGTACGGCTGGAGGGGCAGGGATGAGAACTCTCCCTGGAGTGGTCTTTCCACGGGGCTGACCCCCAGATGATGGTCCTGGAGAGGGTTTGTCCCCCTTCTTAACACCCGCTTGGAATGATCTCATCTCAGCTCTTAGCTTAGTTAGCTCATCTAGTAAGTATTTGTGATCACCACGCAACATGGCAATCTCATCATTGGCCTTAGCTAGCTGGCCTTCTAGAACTTCAACCCTTCCC